GTTACTCAGACTATTGGAGCCCATTTTTGACAAAAATTGTTTTCATATGAATAAAGTTGAAGCTGAAAGAAGAAAATCACTCGCGCGATCACTCTACCTTTCCGGGATGGAGATGACTGAGATAGCCGACAAAGTCGGCGTGTCACGCGTGACGGTTAGCAAATGGTGTAATGCCGGGAAGTGGAAAGAAACGCGTGCAGCAAAAAATATCACGCGTCCGGAGTTGGTCAATAAGCTTCTAATGGCAATTAACAACCTGATAGATCAAGTCAACGAGTCGAATGACCCCACGGCAATGGCAGGGCTGGGTGACAAACTGTCAAAGCTCTCTTCTGTTATACAGAAGTTGGACAAGCAGACGAATGTGGTAGATGCAATAGAAGTCTTCATTGCTTTCTCCAAGTGGCTCGAATATCGCTCCAAAACCGACTCTCAAATCACTCCTGAGTTGCTCAAGACTTTTAATAAATACCAAGACTTATATATCGCGGAGCAGTTTAAAAATCAATAATGGCAACCAAGTGGGAAATAAATGAGGCGCGTGCCAGGTGGGATGAGCACTGTAAAATTGTGCAGAGCTATACATCTCAGACAATTCTCGTGGATGAAACACCTGCAGAGAAAGAAATGCGCATCGCATACCTATTATCTCATTATGATAAATTCTGCGAATATTACTTCCCCCACTATTTAAATAAAATCGATCCGGTCACCGGTGAAGTCAAGGTTACACGCAATGCCCCATTTCACAACGCGGGTGCAGCTAAGCTGCGTAAGAACTTCAACTATAAAGGCGTTTGGATGTGGCCAAGAGGTCACGCAAAGTCAACACACCTCGATGTATTCTGTCCTATTTATTTAAAACAACAAACACCCCGACAGCTTAATTACATGGTTGTGGTCGGCAAGAGTGAAGACAATGCCAGAGAGCTGCTCTCATCCTTGCAGGCAGAGTTTGAATATAATCAGCGAATCATCTCCGATTTCGGCATACAAAAAAGTACCGGAGACTGGGCAGAAGGCTATTTCATTACGGCTGATGGATGTGTGTTTAATGCCCTTGGTCGAGGGCAGTCGCCGCGCGGTCTGCGCTACAAGGAGCAACGCCCGGACTACATCATAATAGACGACCTTGATGATGACGAACTATGTCGGAATCCCTCACGAGTTGAAGACCTGTACAACTGGGTAAAAGAAGCGCTCTTTGGAGCGCTCGACGTTGGACGTGGACGCTTCATAATGGCAGGTAACCTGATCAGTAAAAATTCCGTTCTGCAGAAAATGACAGAGAGTGATGGCGTGGACGTTATCCGCGTCAATGCCGTGGACTCACAAGGCAATCCTACCTGGGCAGATAAATGGACCAAAGAAGAGGCCGAAGCTGCAGCAGCTTTTATGGGGTATTATGCCTGGAATAAAGAGTATATGCATAACCCGATTATTGCAGGCAAGATTTTTAAGCAAGAGTGGATCAAATTTAAAAAAATGCCACGTTCGCTAAAGAAGTATGATGCCGTGATTGTCTATATAGACCCCTCGCTCAAGCCGAAGACTACAAACGACTACAAAGCGGTAAGAATGTGGGGAAAGATGGGCAAAGAACTGCACTACATAACCGGTTGGGTGCGCCAGGATACGGTCAGCGCAATGGTGCGCTACTGCTATGACCTGTACGAGAAATTAAGGGATGATGCCGATAAGGTGCAGTGGCTGATGGAGGCTAATTTCATCCAGGACATACTACTCGATGAGTTTACTGCTGAAGGCATAATTCGCGGGTATCAGCTGCCGATCAGCGGCGACAAGCGTAAGAAATCGGACAAAATTGAGCGAATCACCAACATATCTCCCCTTTGGGAGCGCGGGTTCGTGTACTATAATGAAGCCGAGAAGGATACTCCGGACATGCGTACCGGAATTGATCAGACACTCGCGCTATGTAAAGGCAGCGGAGCTCACGATGACGCGCCGGATGCAGACGAGGGAGCTATCTGGAGACTCCAGAAAATAGGCCGGCAAAGTACGTTCACTCCGAGATTTGGCAAAAGGCCATCTCCTAAAAATAAATGGTAAATATGATTAAAAGGTTGAGAAAAATGATTTGGGCCTTTAGATACAAGAGGGCTATCAAAAAGGCCGATAAGGCTGCAAAAGATTACAACACCACCTACATGGTGTTGCTGTATAATGGGAAGCTGAAGGTGGCCTCCAGAAAGGCACTAAAACATCTTATTGCACAACGCCGATTCAAAAAGGGTGTAACCATCCGTGACTTAGACAAAAACGCGCTATACATAGCAAAATAAGCCAATAAAGAGATGTTTGTAGTAGAAGAAGATTATAAGGTAGTAATAGGCGATACTGCACTAAAAGTACTCTCGCAGACTGACGAGATAAATAGAGAGAGGGCCGAGAAACAGGCGGTAGAAGAGATATCCGGATACCTGCGACCGGTCTATGATGTGTCGGAGATTTTCGCAAAAACCGGAGAAGAGCGCAACAGCCTGGTAGTGATGTTCACCTGCGATATAGCACTATATCACATGGCAGCATCTGCGCCCGGAAGAATGGGTGCCGAAGTAAGAAAAGAGAGATATGACAGAGCCATCTCCTGGCTCAAAGATGTTCAGAGCGGTAAGGTTGTTCCGGATCTGCCGATGACTACAAGTCCTACCGGAGAGAGCGGTTCGCCTCTGAGATATGGCGGCGAAAAGCCTAAAAATAACGTATGGTAAAAAGAAGTGGAAATGGAAAACGAGAAGCTTTTAAACGAGACAAAGGTTGATGCAAATGAGGTTGTAACCCCGGTTGTAAGATCACCGAAATATGGCACATTTGACCTGGCAAAAGAAGATGACCGCAGACGCATCAAGAAGATAGTGGTAGATCTTATGCGGCAGAGCGAAAGGCTCTCGGAGCATGACATCAAACGCTGGCGCCAGGCTTGTCAGTTGGCTATAGATTACGACAACCCCAATCGTGGCAGACTCTATGATGTCTACAACGACGTTGACATCGATGCGCACCTTTCCGGTGCTATAGGCCAGGTCAACGGCTTTGTAAAGTGTCGCAGTTTCAAGCTTGAAACTCCTGAAGGCGATGCCGACGAAGAGGCTTTGAAATATCTCAATACTACCTGGTTCAAAGACCTGTTGGACTACATTCTTGAGAGCATCTACTGGGGCCACTCCCTTATTGAGCTCGGAGATGTTAAGACTGATGCGAATGGATGCATCAATTTCGACGGTTGTAGGCTGATACCGAGGAGACACGTTGTGCCGGAATACCATCGCATCATCAGAAATGCAAACGACAACTGGCGCGATGGCATAGATTACCACGAAGCTCCATACAAATACTGGCTGATTGAAGCCGGTAAGGCTGATGATCTTGGAAAGTTCAAAAAGGCAGCTTTGCATACGATTCCAAAGAAATATGCCCTGGCATTTTGGGATACATTTGCAGAAATGTTCGGCATTCCCATCAGAATAGCAAAGACCAGTACCAGGGATGAGCGGGAAAAAGACAAACTCGCAACCATGATGGATATCATGGGCGCCAAATCTTGGGGAGTATTTGACGATACGACAGACATAGAACTGGTTGAAAGCTCACGAGGCGACGCCTATAACGTTTATGACAAGCGTGTTGACAGGGCCAACTCCGAACTTTCAAAACTCGTACTGCAGCAAACAATGACCATCGAAGAGGGCAGCTCGCATGCGCAGAGCAAAACTCACATGGAGGTATTCGACAACCTCATCGAGAGCTACTGCGACATGGTGCGCGATATCGTGAACAACCAGCTGCTTCCCATTATGGCCATTCACGGGTTCCCCGTAAAAGGGTTGTCGTTTGAATGGGACGATCCGGCCGATTACACGCCGGAGCAGATGGTGGCTTTTGAAACGATGGTGCTCAATAATTTTGAAGTTGAACCAAGCTACTTCCAGGAAAAATATGGCATGCCGGTGGGCAAACGCCGCGAAATAGGCTTCCCTATGATGGAGAACAGCCTACCTGACAAACCGGCACCTTTTTTCGACTAAGCCCCGCCGACTATGCGGGGCTGCACGAGCGCTACAGCCGCATCCTTTCCCATGGGGAAATGAAGCTCGCTAACGACGATGATATCGATCCAAAGTTAAGAGCAACACTCAGGAAGAAATTTTCATCAATGATGTCCTCTCTTTTCAAAGAAGAGGGTGCATCGCTACGCATAGAGATCCTTTCAGAACCGGAAGTAACCTCATTTATCGACACCCACTCAAGCGTGCTAAATGGCGCTATCTCCAAGAGCAAAATGAGCGATAAAATGCGGAGCAGAATGGAAGAGTCAAACTGGATCTTCTCCGGAATGAAAACCTTCCACGAACTAAATGAGGCATTCCCCTCGATGCTCGATGAAAATGGCAATAAAAAGCCGTTTGAACGCTTTTTGAAAGATGTTCAATCGATTGATCAAAGGTATAACAAGAATTATTTAAGAGCTGAATATGGCTTTGCGGAATCATCGGCACAGATGGCCTCCAAATGGGAAAGATTTGCCGAAGATGGCGATGAGTATAATCTCCAATATCGTACTGCAGGTGATGACGCAGTGCGTCCGGAACACGCAGCTCTCGACGGCATAACATTGCCACAGTCGGACAGGTTCTGGAATAGCTACTACCCGCCTAACGGATGGAATTGCCGTTGTACAGTGGTTCAAGTTCTAAAGAACAAATACCCTGTCACTCCACGTGAAGAGGCGATGAGACGCGGAAAAGAGGCCCTTGCCAAGGATAAAAAGGGAATGTTTAAATTCAATTCCGGAAAGGAACAGCGCACATTTCCGGCATACAACCCCTACACCACAAGCAAATGCAAAACCTGCGACCTCGCCAAAATGAAACTCGCAGCCAAAGTGTCGGACAATGAGCTGTGTGAAGCATGTTATGCAATTATTCAAAACTACGATAATCTTAAGGCCCATATAGAAGAAAACAGGCAGTTATATGAAAAACTTAAGAATGACCGTACCTATACTGATGTAATGTTTAATGAGCGCACCGGAGGTCTAAAGGCCACCAGTATTTCTCATAAAAAACACTCTGAAAATGATCTCGAGGTATATAAGGGTTTCACCGGATTACAACTAGAAAAACGTTGTCAGGAAAACATTTTTAGAATGGGCGGTAGCTGTTTATTATTGCCAGAAAGCATCCGAACAAAAGGGAAATGGGCATCAAGCCTGGATTCAATTATTATGGGTGAAAAGATGGACATTGCATCAATAACTAAAAACACAGGTAACATTTATTATAATACTATTACGAGAAAAGAAAAGCAACTTTTGAAATACAATAAACTCTTTAATGAAAATAACCACTGTCTTGCTATGTACTTTGAGGACGATTTTTTGTTCAACGAACAATCAATTAAAAGGGCACTTGATGGATACAGAAAAGATATTGTACACGTTGGTATTATTGATACCGTATTTTGTATTATTAACGAATGGGACAAACCAATAATAATAAAATAGAAGAGGATCCATCTTACGGACCCTCTTCTAGTGAATCATGGCAATCGGCGTACCCATCGCTCATCACACCACAAATATAACATTATTTTTAATAATAACAACAAATTTTTGCTTTTTTTATAAATAACGCCAAAACGTTCTTCATTTCTCAATACCTTTTGTTCAAAAGAAATGGTCGCCCGTAAGGACGGCCATTTCGATATCTAATGTATTGAGGTCTTAAAAACAACGGGGGCT